GTGGTGGACCGCGAAGCCGCGTCCGGGGCGGGTCTGCGCTGTCGGACCGCCCCAGCCATCCCTGCCAGGGTAGGTCGTGAGTGACAAAGGACGTCACTGCTCGGTGACGAGGAGCGTCATTAGAACGCTCTCATGAGGTGGCGGTGGCAGCTCGTCCGGAGTGCCGTGTGGTGCTGTGTGTCGTGCCCCGGCGGAGTGCTGCCACCGCCACCGGGCGGCGGACGACGGCCAGGAAAAAACAAATACGCGCACGCGTGTAGCAAGAGCCGTGCCAACCAAGATGGGTCCCCGGGGCCTAGGTGCGTTGCGCTGTCGGGGCCGATCGCCCCATGGCCAGGGTCGGGCGGTGAGGGGGCCAGGATCCTGTAGCAGAGGACAGGAGAGGGGGCCATGGGGATCAGGGAATAGATAGATGTCCGAGATAAGTGCTGGGTCCCCTGGCCCTGTGGCAGGTATACTAGTACCCATAGCCCAAAACAAAAGCGCGGGTCCCCTCTAATCCGGGTATATATAGGTGCACGTGTCGGGGGTCATGCGAAAGTTGGGTCCCTTTTAAATATCCTAATACCTTAGTATTGTGTCATGGGTCCCTCGTTAAAGGATATATATCCTAGAGTGTTTCATGAAACATTTGAAAGTCGGGTCCCTTTCATATATCTCTGGATATATGTGCCTAAGGCTTAGGCACCTCATTAGCCTTCTCTAATAACTTTCTATATCGAAAGATATATATCTCTGGATATATGTGCCTAAGCCTTAGGCACCTCATTAGCCTTCATTCATTAGAAATGCCACCTGATTAGAATTTTCTAATAAAGGTCAAAACCCGCGAAACCGCGTCGGCGGCCCGTTCGTTTTCGAAACCACATTAAAGCTCTCTAATCAGGTGGCACCTCATATGGCTTTTGGTATCCTATGAGAACGCTCTAACAGGGACGGTTAAAATAAAAATCCGCTTCGGAGGCGGTTTTGCTGTTCTAAGACAACTTCGAGATTAGAAGTTTTTCATGAGGTGGCGGTGGCATCTTTTCCGGAAAAATTTTTTATTTTGTTTTTTCTTTTCCGGCGGAGAAATGCTACTGCCACCTGGTTAAAGCTCTCTAATCTGAGAGCCTTTGAGCAAGCCCTGGGTGAGTAGTATACTTGCACCACCAGCAATCAGTGTGCTATAATGAGTCATGCAAATCGTACCTACCGAACTTGAAGAACACTTATTGTTGGCCGATTGGCTGAATCTGAATAACATCTTTTTCGTTCACATACCAAATGAGGGACAACGCAGCATCGCCACGGCAGCACGTCTGAAGCGAATGGGGATGCGTAAGGGTGCCCCTGATTTCATGATTTTTGGTGGTAGCCTCAATGTGGCTATTGAATTGAAACGGCAAAAGCGTAGTAAAACCTCCAGGGAGCAGATAGAATTTCTGGAAAGGTTAGAGGAACTTGGATGGACGACAAAGCTCTGCTACGGGGCGCAGGACGCGATTGGGTTCTTGACGACATTATCCCTGAAGAAACGACCAACAGTCAGGGTGTGCCAGTCAAGCTTCGTCCGCTCAACCTGAGGCAACTGATATTTGTAAAAGAATATTGCAAAACCCTGTCAGCCGCCAAGGCAGCGAAGGCGATAGGTATCAGTGCTTCCACTGCGAATAATTGGTTGCAGGGGAAGGCGATCCGCAGGGCAGTACAGATCAACCTCCAGAACCGGATCAAGACGGCGGAGATTGATGCCAACTGGGTTCTGGACAATACCAGGGAGATCGTAGATCGGTGTATGAGTGAGCAGAATTTCCAGCCGGGGTATGCCCTGAAAGCTTTGGAGATGGTTGGGAAGCACTTCGGGATGTTTGTGGAACGGCAGGTGATCGACGTGAACCAGAAGACCGTGATCCGTATCGAAAGTAACATCGACATCTCGAAGATGGTCGACGTGACCCCTGCCAATGCCAGAATATCTGCTTAAATACAACTGCGGTCCAGTTTCCAAGACCTTCCATGAGGATCGGCAGAGTCGTGTTAAACTGTTGATCGGCCCATTCGGTACTGGGAAATCTACTAGTGCCGCCTATGACCTGATTGAATTGGCATCGCGCTGCGTCAGGCCGACCCGAGGCAAGCTCCGTAGCCGCTTCGCGGTAGTCCGAAATACCTACCCGGAACTCCGTGACACCACCATCAAAACCTATCTGGACTGGTTCCCGCCACTATTCTTCGGAAAATATAACTCGACTGAAAAGACTTATTATCTTGAATATGATGGGCGGGAAATTGAAATCATCTTCAAAGCTCTAGATAGTCCTCAAGACGTCCGAGATCTGTTGTCATTAGAGTTGACTGGTGCACACGTCGATGAGGCGCGGGAAATCCACCATGATGTGGTGAAAGGCCTTCTCGGGCGTGTCGGCAGATACCCGTCGATGAAGGACGATAACACGAAAGACCCCTTCCTGACTCCGCCACAGGTTCTGTTGACTACCAACTACCCATCCACCGAACACTGGATCTATAAGGATTTCATCAAGAACCGGGTCGACGGGTATTCGATCTATCGGCAAGACCAATCGGAAAATGCCCACAACCTGCGTCCGGGGTATTATCAGGATCTGGAAAAAGATTATGCGAACCGTCCAGACCTTCTGAAAACGCTAGTGCGTGGTGAATGGGGGGTCACGGTTCGCGGGAAGATTGTCTACCCGGAATTCAACCGGCATTTTCACGTCAGCGACAAGCCTCTGATCCCGGATCGGCCTATGAACATCATCCGAGGATGGGACAACACCGGCCTGTCCCCGGCCATCAACTTCAGCTACCTGACTCCGACTGGTCAGTGGTGTATCTTCAAGGAATTCTGCTTTGAAGATGTTGGTATCATGGATGCCACCGAGGCTGTCATCATTTGGGGAAACAACAACCTCCCGGCTGGTTGCAAATTCACGGACTATGCGGACCCGGCTGGGCGGCAGCGAGACAGCAGCAAGCAAAGCCCCGCCGACTATATCCGGCAGAAGGCCAATGAATATGGCCACGATATCACGTTGATCAACGGTATCCAGACTTGGAAAATCCGCCGGGAAGCGGTGGCCAATCGTCTGAATCGGGTCATCAATGGCCAACCAGCTATCCTGATCGACCCGTCCTGTACTCGAATCATCGACGGCTTTGATGGTGGGTATAGTTATTCCGAGATCGGTAATACCGGCCTGTTCAAGCTGGAGCCGCAGAAAAATGAATATAGTCACGTACACGACAGTATCCAGTACCCGGCAACCCGCATCTTCAGCGGCTATGAGAATGAACATGTCAGTTACTTGATGGAAGGTGAAGACGAAGCCAGTTTCTACCATTTCGAAGAGGGTGCTGGTAAGAGCGCCATCGGGGGGTATTGATGCCAAAAGGTCTACAATGGTTGATGGAGAACACCAACAACATCAACATCGCCACCAAGCTGGACGAGTCAAAGCGGCAAGACATCGCTCAGCGAGTAGTACGGGGCTATGATATTGATGAAGCGTCCCGGCAAGAGTGGTGTGAGAAGACCAAGATCGGCCTGGAGATCGCGGAACAGATTACCCAGAAGAAAACCTACCCATGGCCGGACTCCGCCAACGTCAAATTTCCACTGATCGCCACCGCTGCAATCCAGTTTGCGGCCAGAGCTTATCCGAACATTATCCAAGGTACCAATGTCGTCAAGACCAAGGTGGTGGGTGAAGACCTGGATGGTACGAAGGCAAAACGAGCAGGGCGAGTTGGTAAACACATGTCCTATCAGTGCACCGACGAGATGGATGGGTGGGAGGAGGATTGTGACAAACTCCTACACTCCCTGCCAGTAATCGGTACCTGTTTCAAGAAGACTTACTTCTCCAAGTTGCTCCAGCGCAATGTCTCAGAGATGGTGTCCCCGCTTGATCTGGTGGTGAATCAAGAGTGCAAATCGATGGTCACTGCTCGTCGATTAACCCACATCGTGCCACTATATAAGAACGAGGTCATTGAGCGGGAGATGGAGGGGTCCTTCATTGAACTCCAAGCCAATTACATGGAGGTAAATGATGATGAAGATGCTGCTGAAATCTTTTTGGAACAGCATCGCTGGCTGGACCTCGATGAAGATGGTTACGAGGAACCTTACATCGTCACAGTGCATAAGACTTCACAGACCCTGGTCCGGATCGTAGCCAGATATGAGGCTAATAGGGTCCAGGTTAATTCAAAAAATAAAGTCAGTAAGATCAAGGCAGTAGAATACTTTACGATGTTTGGCTTCATCCCGGCCCCGTCCGGGAAGTTCTACTACCTTGGGTTCGCCCACCTGCTTGGCCCAATCAACGAGTCGATGAATACCTTGATCAATCAGTTGTTGGATGCCGGATCGCTGGCCAACCTGCAGGGCGGGTTCCTGGCCAAGGGTATTAGGTTCCAGGGGGGCACCCTACGCTTCAAGCCGGGGAAATGGAAGCTGGTAGATGTAACCGGCGGTATCCTGAAGGACAACATCTATCCGTTGCCGGTGAAAGAACCCAGTGACGTCCTGTTTAAACTGTTGGGTCTGCTCAACGATACCGGGATGAAGCTGGCATCGGTCAGCGAAACTATGACTGGTGACGCACCGCCGACCAACACCCCTGCCGCCACCACCCTGGCCATGATTGAGCAGGGCCTGAAGGTGTTCACTGCGATTTATAAGCGAGTGTACCGGTCCCTCACTGAAGAATACCGGAAGTTGTACCGATTGAACAGTCTGTACTTGGACGACAAGGTGTACTTTAATGTGATGGACACCCAGTTGGCAGTGGCCAGGGAAGACTACAACACCAGTGACATCGCCATTTTCCCGGTGGCTGACCCGACCCTGGCTTCAGAAGCGCAGCGGATTGCCAAGTCCCAGGCTTTGATGCAGACCATGCAACTAAATCCATCCAAGAGTGGTCAGTTGGAAATTCTGCGCCAACACTACGAGGCGTTGGGTGCCGATAACATTGACAAGATCCTACCAGAGCAAGAGATCCAACAGATGTTGACTGCCCCGCCGCCGCCGGACCCGCAGATGATTGAAATGCAAATCAAAGCGACACAGGCGAGTATCGACGATGATATCAAACTTCAAAAGCTCCCTTATGAATTAGAGAAATTGGAGTCTGAGATCGATCAGGTAAAGGCTGTCACCAAGAAGATACTGGCGGAAGCTGCTTCTAAGCCGATCCTGGCGGAACTGGATATCGTCAACTCACAGATCGACCGCATTCAACAGGACACCAAACTTGAAATCGAACGTATGAAGGCTGAAAGGACGGGTACCGATGGATCAAGAGATCAGGCTTCAAGTGAGCCGCGAGGAACTGGAACAATGGCTTCTGCACCCGACGACAGCCAAGGTGCATCACTTCCTGGGCCAGATCCGGGACAGCTTCCTGAAGCAGGTGGAGCAGGGGGCAACCTTGAATCTCAACTCGGTGGAATCGACGGCACTCCAGACTACGCAGCTATTGGCGAGGGCCTCAGGCGTGAGTCTGGTATTGAACCTTAAAGAGGAATTGGAGGTAGAAGATGATCAAGCCAGCGGGACATAGAGTCCTGGTCGAACCGGACAAGGTAGATGAAAAGGAGGGATCACTGTTCCTGCCGCAGGAAGTACGTGCTCGGATGGGTGATGCCCAGATTTTCGGGACCGTAGTGGCCCTGGGACGGAATGCCTTCAAAGATTTTAGTGATGGCAAACCGTGGTGTAAAGTTGGTGAACGAGTGGCGTTTGCCAAGTATGGGGGCTTCATCATTCAAGATCCTGCTGACAAGAAACTCTACCGGTTGTTGAATGATGAAGATATCTGCGCAGTAATTACAGAGGAGGCATAAAGATGCCAGACCCAATCATCGAAGAAACCACACCGCAGGCACCACCGATCCCGGACCCGGTTGAGGAGAAGGCCCGTCTGAAGGGCTGGAAACCCAAGGAGGAATTTGACGGGGACCATGAGGACTGGATTGATGCCAACGAGTTCATCAAGCGTGAACCGTTGTTCGACAAGATTCGAAATCAGTCTAAAGAAATCAAGGAGATGAGGAAGACCGTCGAAGCGATGGCTAACCATTTCCAGAAGGCCACCAAGGTAGCAGTGGACAAGGCTATTTCTGAACTGAAGTCTCAACGCAAGGAAGCCATTGAACTGGGTAATGTCGAGGCTGTTGAAGACATCGACAAGCAGATTGAAGAGCACAAGATTTCAGTCCAAGATGCGCCTAAAACTCCTTCGGTGCCTAAAGAAATTATTGATTGGGTATCTGAGAACAAATGGTTCGATTCCAACAAGGAGATGCGGGAATTTGCATTAGCCTACCAAGAAACCCAAATGCGCAATAATCCGGGTATAGACCTGGAGATAGCTTTGGGTAAGACCACCACAGCAGTTAGACGGGCTTTTCCAGAGGAATTCGAGAACAAGCGAAAGAGTGAACCACCTCCTGTAGAGGGAACTGGCACCAAGGGTAGTACCGGTAACGGTAAATATACCGTCGATCGGTTAACCTCCGAACAGAAATTGGTGTACAAACAAATGGTCCAGCAGTTTAAGCAGTTGTCCCATGAAGAATACTTCAAGAGTCTCGAAGAGATCGGAGAACTGAAATGAGTGAAACCAGAGCGAAGAACCGTCCGGAGCGGACCCCCCTTGCTGCCCGTAATCGCCTGACGTTCCGGGGTAAAGACCCTGGTTTCGTGTATCGTTATATTAACGATACCGAGGATCGTCTGGAACGGGCCAGGGAAGCTGGTTATGAATTCGTAGTCTCCGATGAGTCCCCCGGTGACAAACGTGTTGCCGAAGCCACCAAGATGGGCGCCAAGGTGTCCAAACAAGTGGGTGGCGGTACCACGGCGTTCCTGATGCGGATTCCTAAGGAGTATTACGAGGACGACCAGAAGGCCAAAACCTCTAAGATCAATGAACTGGAGAAATCCCTCAAACCGAATAAGACCCAAAACCAGTACGGTGAAGGGTTAACCAAGGAGTAATAATCATGCCGAATTCGAATCGTCCGTTCGGATTGCGTCCTGTCGGCTCCATGAATGGTGCACCCTGGAATAACAAAGTCCAGAAGTATGCCGTCCTTGCCGCCGACACCACTGCAATCTTCATCGGTGATACTGTGGCGCTGGCAGCGTCGAACACGCTGACCCAGACTCCCTTCAAGGATCACCCGGTCCCCATCGCGACCAAAGCTGCGACCTCCGATGTCACTATCGGTGTGTGCGTCGGCGTCGAACCGCTCCCCGGCGATCTCGGGGTGAATTATCGCAAGGCGTCGACCCTGATGGGTATCCTTGTCTGCACCGACCCCAACACCGTCTACGAAATCCAGGGTGACGTCGATACTTTTGACGCGGCTGACGTGGGCCTCAACGCCTCGATCACCGTGTCGACCGGTTCCACCACCACCGGTATCAGTAACGCGGTGCTGGACCAGAGCACGGTGGACACCACCACGACCCTGGCAGTGCAAATTCTCGGCATGCAAGCTGGTGTTGATAATGACATCAGCGCCACTGCCACCTATCCGACCTTCCTGGTTCGACTGAATAACCACCAGTTCGTCGAAGCCACTACCGGCATTAGTTAAGGAGGCCTGAAATGGGCGTGATCAATACGAGTTCATTCGCAAAGGCACTCTGGCCGGGAATCAACAAGTGGTTCGGAGAAGCCTACACTGAGTGGCCTGAGGAGTACGTGAAACTCTTCGACAAGGAAACCTCCCGCAAAGCCTATGAGGAAGAAGTCGGCGTCATGGGTTTCGGGCTTGCCCGTCAGAAGACTGAAGGCGGCGGAGTGGAATACGATGAAGCTCGTCAGGGCTTCACCAACCGGTACATTCACCTGTGCTACGCCCTGGGGTTCATCAT